AGGTGGATTATGATCCATACTTACTGTTTGAATTCTACAAGTACCATCCACATGGGTTATATTTTTAAATTTAACAGGGTCTTTAACCTTAGCCTGATATAACATCCAGGGACTTTCAAAATCAAGATCAAAGTAATCTTTATAATACTCGGTTGGAACACTTGCTCCATAAGGTCTAAACCAAATTCTTTTTTTAATCCTGTCATTAATAACTTGTTTTGCATTTTCAACACAAGGATCAAAAAGAATGGATCTAAAACCTAAAGCTCTAGGACCAATCTCTCCCCAACCTTGTCCCCACATTACAATTTTACCTTGCTTAAGATATTTAGCCACTTTCTTAATAGTTTCTTTTGAGGCATAACCAAAATTCTCATCCCTTTGATACATATTCTTAAAATCTAGTTTTGCATTTCTTACTTGCCATCCTGTTCTCAAAGCCCATAGCAATGCACCTATTGATGTCCCTTCATCTCCACAATGAGGAACTGGCGTAAAATTAGGATAATCTTTTTTTAATAGAGTGTTTAACACTATGTTGTGCCCGACACCCCCTGTAAAAGAAATAAAATCTTTTTTACTAAAATAATTTTTAAAATGTCTTTTTATTTTTTTATACCAATAGTAATGAAGTGATGTAATATAATTGTTACATATCTGAGATTCATCTTCACCTTTAAAGTTTTTTCTAAATTCTAAAAACTCTTCGTATGTTCTATTTATTATTTGTGGGCCAATTAAATGCGAATAATCTTTACCAAAGCCATGTAAAGCCATAGTGTGTCCTGCAAACTGTTCTTCTTGATTTTCTGAGGGTTTGCCCTTTAAAAACCAATATATCCACATTACTTCTAATGATCTGCCAAGTGATGGATGTTTATGTATATCTAATTTATATTTTTGTTGCCTTCTTTTGTAAATTGTAAAACAGTCATATTGACTACCTACATTGTCAAAAACGAAAGAATTTAATTTATTACCACTGTATTGATGACATACATGATGATCTACTAATTTATATTGAGCAGGATACATATTCTGAACTCCACCATGAATTAACATATTAGATCCATTAGCTAACCACACAGTGTCAACTTGCTCAGGCATATATCCTAAATGATTTAAATATTTTACCCAACTTGTAAGATCATTATGAAACTGACCTTTTACACCTGTAATTCTTTCAAACTTTAAATATCTCGTTTCTTTTGTATCTGTATCTATTGTGAAGATACTTCCATCGTGGAAAAAGGTATGAAGACCTACAATGATATTTCTTTTTTTGTTATTCAATCAATGCTTTTTTAATGCGCCAACTGCAATTTTTTTACCTTTGATGCTTGGTTTGCCAAAATGAGTTATGTCACTGTCAAAAAAGACTAACTTACCTTTTTCTGGCTTAATTTCACACCAATCTTCAAATACTGTATTACCATCTGAATCATTTAAATACAAAATAAAAGAATAATCCTCAGAATTTTTATGATCATGAGGGGCTTGTTGTCCTTGATACTCATATTCAATCAAATGAATGTGAAATAAATTAAGGTCTTTTTTTATAATTTTCATTATTTCATCTTTTAATTCTATCGTGGTTTTTAATTCAAAAATATTATGAGTTTGAAATCCCTTTTTTGTAAGGGTTGTATCATGTGATTTTAAATTATTTTTTTTAAAAATTTCTAATGTCTCTAACAATCTATCAACTAGACTATCTGAAACTTTAAATTCTTCTAAGCTGCGTTTACTTCTGTCCATGTATTACTTGCACCCGTGACGACATTCGCCCATGGTGTAGAGAAAGGATTACCTGTAACTAATGTTAAGTCAAGTCCTGTTACATTGACTAAAGAGTCAGCAATAACGGTTTCTGTTCCTGTAGCAAAACTAGTTGATAGACCTGTTACACTTACAATTACACCCGTGCCACCTGATGCAGAAGCTGTCCCAGCAGCAAAGCTAGTTGTTAAACTATCAAGGGTAACTAAAGAATCTGCCGTAATAGTAGGATTACCTAAGGTAGTAGACATGGTAACCGCTGTAGGATCTACCTGAGTAAAGATATCTATGACAGGAGTTCCAATAGCAAAGTCTAATTGATCAGATGGTGCTATAACAGCAGCACTACCTTCACCAGATACGGTTGCTCCCGATAAGGCTACTCCTACAGATAAGCTATCAAGAGTTTCTAATGCTGTTCCTGTTTGTGATGTAGTGCCTAATGCACCCGTCATCTCAAGTCCAGTTACAGAAACTATAACACCAGTTCCTACCTCTTGTGTGGTAGTGCCTAGTGTAGTGGACATCGTCACACCTGTGACGTTAGTAATAAATTCTATATTTTCGTTCCAGGTAAAAGATCCCCATGTAGATCTTCCCCAACCTGCATCGACTGTTCCTGATCCAGTTTCAGTGCCTGTGGCAAATGATGTTGTTAAGCTGCCAAGAGTAACTCCTGCTCCTTCTTCAACACTTACACTGCCTAAATTGAATTGAGATGTAACACCAGATAAAGAGAATATGGACTCTTGTTCAGCTATTGCTGTGCCAAGAGTAAAAGTTGATTGAAGAGAATCTAATGTAACTAAACTATCAGCAACAACTGACTCTGTTCCTAAAGCTGTTGTTGTCGATAACCCAGTAACAGATACTGTGACCGAACTTTGTTGTCCCCAAAACCCTTGGCCCCACGTGCCCTCATTCCAAGCATCTGCCATGGTAATGACTCCTTATATTAAGATAATCTTAATATAGCACTGTCTTTATCGTTTGTTGGGAATGCGACTGTGAATGTACCGTTTGTTGATGTCTTTACACTTCCAAAATCAAGAACTGCAATAGCTGCATTAGTAGCACTTGATGATCTATTGTAGATTAAGGCTGCTTGTGCAGAAATTGTTGCTGATGTAAAACTTGCGTTAGCAAAGTCAACGAATGCTGTTGAAGCTGTTACACTTGTTGCTGTTAATCCAACAGTAGCACCCGTCAAAGTTGCACCACCTGCTGCATATGTTCCTGAATTACCTACCTCATTTGTTGCAGAGTAGGCTGTTGTGTTTCCGTTTAAAGTTGCAGAGCTTGTATAGAGAGCGAGATTGATAGTATCATTATCAATGTCATGGTCTCCTTGAAGCAACTGTTGTTTAAATGAAGCACAGACTGCTTGATTTATTGCCATTTTTAACTACCTCCCTTAGGGTCCATTGATGCAAGAGGAATTCGTAATACACCATCGACATACTCATCCCTGCGTTTTCTTCCCATCTGCTCATCAGCGAATAGCTTAAGTGCAGATGTAAACTTAGCTTCATATAATTGCATATCTTGTAAGTTTTTCAAGTATGAATATGCTTCTGACAATGTTCCATATAATAAAACCTCGGGAGCATTGCTTGATATGAAAGTTGATGTTGATGTGGTTCCTGATCCATTACCTAATCTTTCAGGAGTTTCATTATACCACATTTCAACAGTATAAGCTGTATTAGGAGTAGGAGCTACAATAAGTGTCGTAGCATCCCAATTAGCCCAATATTTAGGCTCTCCTGTAAAATTTGTATCTGTAGTTGATCTTTCTACTGCGTATTCATCAATAAAAGTCGTATCTACTTGTTCTACCCAAACTCTTGTGTCATCAGATTTTACAAGTTGTAAACCTCTTACAAATCTAAAACCACCTTCAGGTCCAGAGACATCTAAAAAAGCATTATTTGCCTCGAAAGTTGAAGTAGCGTACCTACGCTGATAATCTCCATCGATGGCTCTATCTATTTTATTTTCTATATTTGTAATAAAAACATTTATGACTGAGTTACTTAACACATCAGAGGTTACTTCAGTATAATTTCTTACATTGTCTAATAATTCAGAATAATTCATGATATCACCACCGTCACTGTACCCAAATTTGTTCCCATTATCAAGGGTCTACTAGGTGTAGAGGGTAACATCCCGTTACTATTAAAAAAAGTATCGTTAGGTGATCCTGCTGTTACTGTCATAGCTAATCTAACCTGAGGTCTGGGATTCTCTAATGCTTCAGCATCAGCACTTGAATAAGCAGGTTCTAATTGTGGATGTTTTGGCTCGTAACATTCTTGACAAACTAAAAGACCATTCCATTCCTCTTTTAATTCTAAATATTTTACTTCAAAACCACACCTATCACATATGGCCTCTGAATATTTACCTACTGCATAAGCCATTAGACACCTGGATAAAAATTCTTGGGGACAATATTTACAGAGGTAGATTGAGAATCTTCAGTAATAGCTCTTGCTAATTCAGATTCATACCTTCTTTCTAATTCACCAGATAATGCGGGATTTACTTCTTGAGATAAGTAATATGCTAAACCTGATACCATGCATGGTAAAAATCTAAAAGGTGCATCAGGTGTGTTAGTGTATTTACCAACATCCTCTATTCTTTGAACATACCAATAATTAATTTGTGTATCTGTTGTGTCAGGTGTTAAGTAAGTTGTAATTGTCACATTAGATAAATTTCTTTGTACATAAAACTGTGTGGGAGTTCCCGTAGATTCTTTATTGGGAATATTTTGATATTCAGATCTAGAAATTTTTGTCATTGTTGTATCTGTTTGATTACCACCTGTTGTTTGTCTAAAAACCATTTCTAAAATATCATCAGCGTTAGATGGTGCTGTATATTGATTTGTAGATGCAGTTAAATTTTGTGTATGATTTTGCACCTTCCATAAACTATATCCTCTGTTAGCCCACTCAGAAAACAACAAATTTAAATTATCACGAGCTGCTTCTAAATCATATCCTGTGCGTAATGATTTTCCTGCTCTTCGATAAGCTCTTTGTATGACCTTATCTATTTCTAAATTAAATGTTGTTGTTCCTGATGTGGTCATTTTTTACTTTTTCTTTTTTGTTTTTTTCTTTTTCTTCACTTGCTTCTTTTTTGCCATGCCGCCACCACGCATTTTCTGCATCATACCGCCACCACGCATCATACTCATTTTATTTGCGTTTTTCTTTTTTGCCATTCCGACCATGTCAGCCTCCTTACATAAAAAGCTTTTTATATTGTTTTTGTCTAGACGACACTACCTCATGATAGTAGTCTGTAGGCCATTTTTTATAATAACCCATACGTTTTAATCTATCAGATTCCTTATATAATTTCGAGAACTTTTGTATCAACATCATTGAATACTCTATTTTTGACTCAGGTAATTCTGATTTGTCACCACTAGGATTTGTTAAAAATTCATGATCATCATCATTAGGAGGACTGTAGGGGTGAAAGCCCATAAAGTAATGGTCCTGAGGATTATATTTATTATTAAATTTATCTATAATTTTTTGAAATTTATTAATGCTATATTCTTTGTAAAAAGGATCACAATAAATTAAGAGCTCTATTTTATTATAATCTATTGTTTTTATTAATTTATGCAGATATGAAACATATCCCTTATCAGGATCTCTTAGCTGTACATTTACTTTATTTTGTAGCCAAGCCATTTTAGCATAGGGACAGGCAGGTAAATTATTTAATTGCACGTTTGGCACTTCTAAAAAGTGTTTAGACCAAAGTCTTACATCTTCTTTTACTAATTTTAATAATTTTTTAGGTATCAAAAATCGACTGTTTTAATTAAAAATTCTTCAATCCACATAATTTTATCATCCATTTGAAGAATTCTTTCTTTTATAATAGCAATATCTTGTTGCATTTTTGCAACACTATCAGCCTTTTCCTCTACTGCGTTTAGACGTTCTGACCACATGCCCCATGTCATTGCTATTGTTCCAAACAATACTAGATAGGGCAATACTGTTTTAATATCTATCTTAGTCGACATATACAATCCGCATCTGTTTTACAATTACACATAGTTAGCTCCTTATTTTGTTGCACTCATTCCACTTAAAGGGTTATTTAAGGCTTTGTCAATATTTAATTCAAGGTTTTCTTCTATCAGTTTAATCTCATCAAGTATCTCTCTAGTGTCCTCTTTTTGTCTATCTTCCACGTCATTTACGATGGTGGTTATGTGACGTACGTCATTTTCCATGTTACGTAGATCTGTTTTAAGGTCATCTTTAAGTTCTCTACTAACCTGTGATATTAGGTTTATTTCTTCTAAAACTATATCTAA